GTCCAGTTAATGGTAGTTCGAATCTATCAGGGGTAACAATTGCTCGGTTCATCTATCGGTTAGGATGCTAGGTTTTCATCCTAGAAAGAGGGGTTCGACTCCCCTACCGAGTACAAATTAGAAGTTCTTTGACTTAAAAAAAAAAGAAACAAATTATGAATGAAATTATTTTAGCTTACGGTCTAGGAGTTGTCAGTGTTGGTGTTTTAGTACTAATGAGGGTAGTTCTTAGGTCAGACAAAAAAGTTACCGAACTCGAACAGGTGATTGAGAATTCAATGCGTGACCATCAAACATCTATACAGGATGTCTATCGACAGATAGAAACTGTAGAGCGTGAGATCGCTTATCGGAATCAGGAATTAGATCGAAAGATTGACTCTCGGATTGATAAATTAGATTTTCGAATTACAGATCAATTAAATTACATTAAGAGCAAATCTGCTCAGGATTATTAATTAAATGTCTAACCCGTCGAGGGACTTCTAATTTACTATTGTAGACCTATCATTAACTTGGTAGGTCTTTTTTTTGTCTATTTATAAAATATGGCTACTTATCAAGTTAACGTCACTCAATCTAAAACTCTATTCACTCCGGATACTCCTGCTGGTACTTCTACAGTATTCGCTGTTACTAATTCCTTAGCAGGAGCTTCTTACTTTAGCTTAGAGACTATTCCAAACAGTCAGGGTTTCTATTCTGGATCAGTTCCTAGTATTTCCGGTTCATTTACTTATAGTGCAGGTATTCTGAATTTAGTTAATGACAATTATAAGATGTCTGCTGTAGTTGCTCCCGGTGGAGGTGTTATCACCTTTATACCTGCAGTACCTTTAACAGCTTCCACTCTCTGGATGAGAGGAACTTCTTAAGCTTTACTATTTATCAGGGACTATGGCACCGACTAAAGGAAAATCAAAATCTACCTCTGTTGTACTTAAAATTGCAAAAAAGCAGGTAAAGAGAAAAGGCATTCATGCTAAGACTAAAATGTCTAAGAATAAAGGCTCTAAAAATTACGTAAAAGTCTCAAGAGGACAAGGTTAACTTGCATTCTTACTTACTTTAAATTATCTTTACTGTTATGAATAGTAGATGGAGGGTTATTGCAATCCAACCTGATAAGTGTATAGTAGGTGTATGGAGGTTATCGGATGATAAAAAATTCTTTCTCGGTGATGTGACACCCTACGGTCCTATAGGTAAATTTAGTGTTCACCAAGGGTCTATTCAAGTAGAATTAGGACTTAGTAGTGTTCATGGTATTAAAGAAATTCACCGGGCAACCCTTAAGTATTTAGAAGAGTTACCTTAAGTTCTTTTCTCTATTTTGACGCTATTTATATAAAAGCGCTTTTTAAAATGAACAAAGAATTTATTAGAATGCAGAAACTTGCCGGTCTTATGACTGAAGGCTTGTACACTTCTGACGAGAAGGCTCCTATGGAAGGAATGCCTTCAGGTAAGATGACTAGGACGGAGCTAAAGAAAAAGATTAAGGGTATGATGCTTCCAGAGGAGACTATCGGTCAAGAAGCTTATGCTGAGATGGATAATCTAGATGAAGATCACACTGTGGATGCATATCGAATAGCTAGAGAGATGGTTAGGCGGATGGATTTTCCAGATGCTATGTTTGCGAGTAAAGATTTATTTCTTGCTACAATAAAAGCATTACAGGATGAATTATATAGTTACGCTGAAGATCAATTCGGGGATGCAGGTTCTGCTCCTGATGAAGATGATAATTACGATGATAGTATGGATGTTTATGATGATGAATATCCGGAGATGGCAGAAACGATGTTTGAAGCTAAGAAGGATGAGGAATCTGATACTGAGGATGTCATTGTAGCAGAACCAGGTGATGGTGAAGTTCCTGCAGAAGATGTAGCAGTTGACGTCGCGGATACTAATACACAAGTTGATGTTAATATGGACGGTGTACCGGATGTTGATACTGGTTCAGCAGAATCTAAGAAAGCATTCACCGGTCTAGTTGATGCTTACAATGCAGCTAAGGAGTTAGGCGATCCTAAATTAACTCAAATCCTTGCTAATGCTTTAACTTACTATAATAAGAATATTATTCTTAAAACAGGTCAACCACAAGCTTAACTAAACTAAATATATTTGGAAAGGATGCCTTACGGTGTCCTTTTCCTATTTATAATATATATGGATCCTAGAGTAGTATTTGGTTTGTTTCAAGACCCTGAAGATAAATCGGAGGGAAAAGTGAAAGAGATCGTTGATTTCTCAGAGCATCCTTATGTGTTAATGGGTATGTTTACCCGTATTATCTTCAGAGGAGGTAAGGTTAACGATCAGATTATCAAGTTCTTTTCAGAGATAAATAAAGATATTGATGTAGAGAATTTGGAGATCGTTAATAAAAACATGATCTTTATCAGAGCTTACTCGTATCTTCATAAGTTAGATCTCAGTAATTCATTCCATGTAGAGACTCTCCTTGATAAGGCAGATGATACTTTCCTACAGGCTTGTGACCTTGCAATAGATCATTTTACCGAGTTAGAGGAATATGAAAAGTGTTCGGTTATAAAGAAGTTTATAGATTTTATAGAATTTTCTCAAAATAAGTTGCCTTTGTAGTTTTTCCTTCGTATCATCTATACATGGGGTTTGAGACAAGAGGGGGAAAGGGACAGTTAATAAAATATATAATAATATGAGATATAGAGATGAATTAATTAACAAGGTGGAGATACTTGAAAGTAGCTTTAAGACCTTAAAGAGGATTGTACAAAGACAGGAACCAATCAAATCGTACATGGATGAATTAGACAAGGCGGAGGAACGTCTTGATGAAATCAAACAATACGTTAAGATGGAACCAACAACTGCCAACGAAGTAGGTGGCTATTAAGTAAATTGTTTCGTATATTAGTAGTATGAATTTAACAGCAGAACAAATCCAATCCAATTGGGAGGAATTTTTAGGGTACATTGATACTTATATCTCTTCCCCACGTAAGGAGGATCTTCATAAGTTTTATGAGGATCGTACTGACAGGTTTATTTTAATGCCAGCAGCTCATACTACTAAGTACCACAATTGCTTTCCTGGAGGTTATATCGAACATGTTAATCGTGTTGTTAAAGCTTCTCTACACTTTGCAAAGCTTTGGGAGAGGTTTGGCTGCGATATGTCTACCTTCACAATTGAAGAGTTAGTATTCTCAGCAATCAACCATGACTTAGGTAAAGTCGGTGATTCAACTCAGGATTTATATCTTCCAGGGAAAGATGAATGGAGAAAGAAAAACTTAGGAGAAGTTTACTCCTATAATAATGAAGTTGCTTTTATGACCATTCCAGATCGATCATTATTCTTACTGCAAGAAGCAGGTATCAAGTATTCATTAAATGAAATGCTTGCTATCAGAACCCACGACGGTCTATACGAAGAATCCAACAAAGCGTATTTAATTTCCAGAATGCCAGAGAGTAAGTTTAGATCTGCAATTGCTTATATTTTACATCAAGCAGATTTCATGGCATCAGTCGTTGAGTTAACAGTCAATCCAGTGGAACAGCCAAAGTCAAAACAGTTCGCAATCTCTAAAGAGACGACTCAAAAAAATCCAACCACTCACCAACAGGCTGCTAAAAACAAAGCATTATCAAACATTCAGAGTGATGGTCTTAAGAGTGCGATGACAAACTTTTTTAACGACTAATGGTAATCACGATCATCCTTCTCATCATCACAGTTATCACTTTAGGATACACAACCTATAACCTTCTCCGTAAAAACGAGAAGCAGGAAGATGTTCTAGCTGCTTATTTACTTTATATGGATAATTTATCTAAAATTATCGAACACAGCAGTGAACGCCTTAAAAAGATTGATAGCAAAGGCACATTTGAAAGTGATGATGAGATCGGTTGGTTTTTCGAACAAATTAAGGTTATTCAAGAACGATTAAATAACTTTAAACTAACCGATGGAGGAGAAGAAGAATAAGAATTATTTCACTCACGATACTGAGCTTGCTATAATCAAATACGTTAACACTGAAGATTATGCAGAAAGAAATAAGATCTACCGAGAAGAGATTCATTACGCACTCTTTAAATTAACTCAAAACTTAATACATACTTTTAAGTTCTACTACACTGAAGAGACTAATCTAGAAGATCTTCAACATGAAGTAATCACCTTTCTACTAACAAAACTCGATCGCTTTAATCCTGCTGTAGGAGCCAAGGCGTATTCGTATTTTGGAACAGTAGCAAAAAGATACTTGATCGCTTCTAATCAAAAGAACTATAAGAAGAGACTAGAATTACTTTCTCTTGACAATCTAAATATCGAACAGGAGGATGGTGAGTTTGTTCACGGAGACGTCTTAGATGTTAATGGGATTCAAACAGATTCAAAAGTATATCATCCAGTAGATGAGGTATCTGAATTTCTCGATCTTTATATTATACACTGTACAGATAACATTTATGAATTGTTTCCTAAAGATGAAGATGCTCAGATCGCCGATGCTATTTTAGAACTCTTCAGGAAAAGAGAGCATATTACAATCTTTAATAAGAAAGCTCTTTACATCTACATTAGAGAGATTATTGATGTTAAAACTCCTAGAATCACTAAAGTAGCTAACGAATTAGGAGATCTATATAAGAAACAGTATGCATTCTATGTAGAGAACGGATACGCAGACTTCTAAACTGTACTACTTTCTATTTATAAAAAATAGACTACTCATGAGTTTAGATAAATTAATATTCAAAAATAAGAAATTCGCAGACCTTCTAGAAGAGATTTACGACAATCAGAAGAAGAAGGAGAAGCAGATCTCAGCTCTTATTTCTGAGTTACGCCCTCTAATCGAAGATACTGGAGATGCAACTCTTATTGTACCACTCATTAAAGAGTATTTAGAGATCGGAGTTAAGAATGATGACCAGCTTGTAAAGGTTGCAACAATCATTCAACGCATATTTCAAAACCAAGATTCAGCTACCGACTCATTCGGTATCTCAGACGAAGAAAGAGAGCAGTTGTTAAAAGAGATTAACAACATCAAAGAAGATAAGTAATGGCTTACGGTATATACAAAGGAGGTAAAGGCGGTAACACCCTGCGAGGTAATTTTGATATTTCATTAATACCCGCCAGAGTACTCTCTGTTGTACTAGACCCTTCAACATACCCATCAACCTATAATCAGAACGGAAAGTATGCTTCTCTAGGAGGTATAACCTTTAGACCTTTAGTAAAAGTAAATACCGCAACTGAACAGGAAGGAACTTCTTTTGCACTACCTTACTTTCCGAACATCAACCACTACCCAATTGAAGGTGAGTTAGTACTAATACTTGCTGCAGGTACTACCTTAAATACAGATGGAACCGACAAAACTGCATACTACTATCTACCTCCGACAAACGCCTGGGCTACAAACCATATTAATGTCGCTGCTAATAATACAAATCAGCAAAATAACACTCCTAACAATAAAAGTTACAAACAAGTTGAAGCAGGTGCTGTAAATAAAGAAGTTCCCGATTATGAAAATACCTACATCTATAAGTACGGTATAAAGGAACGAGCTAACGTTAGACCCTTATTACCACAACCCGGTGATGTAAGTTTTGAAGGTAGATGGAGTAATACAATGCGCCTAGGATCAACAAACCGATCCGCTTTACCTAATACATGGTCAAGTGTAGGAGCAGAAGGTGATCCTATTATAATCATCCGAAACAATCAATATCAGTCAACAACCTCCCCTTGGATCCCTCTATCAGAGGATATTAACGCTGACGGCGGGTCAATTTATTTTACATCTACTCAAAGAATACCAGTAACAACTCTAAACTTCAAAGTAGGTAGTTATAATACAAATCCTCCTATAGAGCCTAAAGAGTATGTAAAAGATCAAATAATTTTAGATTCCGGCAGGCTTTTATTAGTTTCAAAAGAGGAAAGTATATTGTTAACAGCTGCTAACAGTGTTCATATAAGTGCTACTACATTTAACGTAGATACTAATTCAACCACTATAAACTCCAAACAAATACAGTTAGGCGGTAACAGTAACTTACAACCAGTTTTAAAAGGAGACGATACCGTCGATTGTTTAGATAAACTACTAACACAGTTAACAAGCTTTATGACAGTAGTAGCTGCAACTAACCTACCCGGTATTTCAGATAGCGCTAAGACCATAATACCTGAATTATCTCTAATAAAAATAAAAGTTAATACTCAGATAAGGTCTAACGTAACAGCGACAAAATAATGGCAATACTAGATCCTAATATTATTATTAACTCCTTACCCCCAGATTCAAAACCTAAAGGATTAGAGAAACTTGGAAAACTAACCTTAAGTAGAGCGTTGACTTTAAAAGAAACAACCCAACCTACTATTGATAAAATTCTCTTAGAGGTAGGTATTCAAAACGGGCAAATCCCAGATTTCTGTGTCCCTGTCGATATTTTAAATAAGATTTTAGTAACTAGAAATACTATTGTAGACACTCTAACCACTTTCAGCAACGCCCTAAATACACTATCAAAGACTGTAACAGATACCTCTAATTTTCTAAAAATTACATTAGATGTTATAACTGCAATTAAGATTGCTAAAATAACCCTAAATGCAGTAAATAAAGCTGCTCCTGTAGCTCCTGGTGCAACCACCGCAGCTATCGAAGATCTTAATGAAGGTCAAGCAGCATTAACTTTTGACAACTTAGGTAACCCGAGATTACAAGCAATAAAAAAGGGAGTTGACAGTACAGTAATACCTATTTCAATAACTGCCAGTATAGTGACTACTATATTAGATAATATAAAATTAATAGATATAGTATTAACGAAATGTCTAATAAACCCGTCTCTAGTAACAATCCCAGTAGAATTAACTCAAATTCAAACAGCACAAACTATAGCAACCTCTAACACTACAAACTATAAAGAGTATACTATAGAGATCGTAGAGCAACCCTACACTAATACAGTTAGTAGAAAAAAAGCAGTTGCTTATAAAGATGGAATACCAATATTAGAAACTGAGTATTCCTTCACAACCCAACCTCAATTATTAATTGACCAGTTAAAATTAAAAATAAATTCTGAATTCTAAACGATAAAATATTTATAAAAGATGGATGCTAAAGTATTTAAAAAAATCATCAAAGAAGCGGTAAAAGAAGCTATTCAAGAAGAGATGAAAGATATTCTCTTAGAAGCAGTACGTGCCCCTAAAGTAATCATGCAAGAGAGTCACGAACCTTCCCTAGCAGCTAGAGCTCAAGGAACACCCTCTATGAGTACAAGAGAAAAATATAGTGAAATCCTAGGCGGTATGATGGAAGCAAGAAACGGAATGATCTCTATGACCACTAATGACGCCTTAGGTTTTGGACGTCAACCAGGGTATACTCCTCCACCAAGTGTTAATACCACCGCAGAAGGATCTTCATTACCTTCCGGAGAGGTAAACCTAGACCAAATTATGGGTCTTATACATAAGAAATAATGGCAACAAGGATACAAAATAGATTCCCCATAGATACGAAACCGAGAGTTGCTGTAGGGGTGAGTATCCCTTTCAATGGACCTGCTGTTTTTAATCTAACCTATCAGACAAAAGATCAAATAAAGTCAAATCTGATAAATTACTTTATGACCAACAGAGGTGAGAGAATCTTTAACCCAAATTTTGGAGCAAACTTAAGAGCAACAGTCTTCGAACAAATAACAGCTAATAATATAGACGGTATTAAATTAATGATATCCGCCGATTTAAAAAGGTTCTTCCCTATGGTCACTATAAATTCTTTAGATGTCTACGGAACAGAGGATCTTCACGTAATTCAAATTACATTAAATTACAGTGTAATTAACTACGGTATAAACGATACACTAGAACTTACATTAATATAATGGCAATAAAAAGAGATATAAAATACATTAATAGGGACTTTACAGACTTTAGAACTCGGTTAATTGAGTTTGCACAAACCTACTTCCCTACAACCTATAACGACTTCACCCCCGCCTCACCCGGGATGATGTTTATGGAGATGTCCGCTTACGTAGGTGATGTATTATCTTTTTACTTAGATAATCAAATACAAGAGACGTTTATACAGTATGCACAGCAATCAAGAAACTTATATGAACTTGCATACCTATTAGGGTATAAGCCAAAAACAACTGCTGCAGCAATTACAACTGTAGATATATACCAACAAGTACCCGCAACAATTACAGGAACGCCAGACTGGAATTACACCTTACAGATCCCTGAAAACACAGTAGTATCTTCTCCTAACGCTAACCTCGCCTCTTTTTTAACTCAGAAAAAAGTAGATTTTAGTTTTTCAAGTAGTGTAGACCCAACACAAGTTCAAATCTACCAAATAAACACAGGAACCTCCTTACCAACTAGTTTTTTGTTAAAGAAAGAAGTTAATGCTATATCTGCTACTATAAAATCAACAACTTACAGTTTCGGCCCTCCACAATCTTTCAGTACAGTAAATCTAGTAGATTCAAATATAATAGGCATCCTAGATATAGTAGATAGTGATGGGAATAGCTGGTATGAAGTATCTCATCTAGCTCAAGATAGTGTTTATGATTCTATCCGGAATAGTAACCCAAACAACCCTAATTACCAAGCTAACGATAATATTCCATATCTACTACAGACTAAGCAAGTTCAGAGAAGATTTGCATCTCGCTTCTTAAATGAAACTACATTACAACTACAATTCGGATCCGGAACATCTACAGATACAGATGAAGATATCGTACCGAATCCAGAAAACGTAGGTTTGGGATTACCTTTTGAACAAGATAAACTTACAGCAGCCTACTCCCCTACGAACTTCATATTCACCAATACTTACGGTATCGCTCCTTCAAACACTACCTTAACAGTTCAGTACCTAGTAGGAGGTGGAGTAACCTCTAACGTACCAGAAAATACCTTAACTCAGATTAATACTACCTCAGTAGCATTTAACAATGGATCTATAACTAACACCACCCTCGCAAATACAATCTTTAACTCTCTCGCTGTAAATAATTCAGTAGGAGCAACAGGAGGGCAAGACGGTGACAGTATTGAAGAAATAAGGCAGAATAGCCTATCAAACTTTCAGAACCAGTTAAGAACAGTTACAGTCGATGATTACGTATTAAGAGCATTAAGTATCCCTTCAATCTACGGAACTGTATCAAAAGCATATGCAACTCCGTTAAAAGCTGAGGATATCACAGTAGGAACCACACCAGCATCTGTTGCTCTATACGTCTCTACGTATGATAATAATAAAAAGCTAATACCCGCTACAGACACACTAAAACAGAATTTACAGACTTATCTGACTCAGTTCAGAGTAATAAACGATTCTGTTGAGATAAAAGATGCTTTTGTTGTTAATATAGGGATAAACTTTGATATTATAACCTACCCTAACTACAACAGTAGCCAAGTACTTAATAACTGTATTTCCCAACTTGTTGATTATTTTAATATTGATAAGTGGCAAATTAATGAACCGATAATACTCAAAGACCTATACATACTACTTGATAAAGTAGAAGGAGTTCAAACAGTTAAAAATGTAGAGATTGTAAACCTGACAACTATCGATGGTAGTTATAGTGCATACAGTTACGATACTAAAGGAGCTACAGTAAATAATGTTGTGTATCCTTCTATTGATCCGATGATCTTTGAAGTTAAGTATCCAAGTGACGATATTAAAGGTAGGGTAGTTTCTCTTTAATTCCTATTTATAACAAATGGCAGTATATAAAATCTTCCCAGAGAAAGACGCTACCAAGACGCTACCTTGTATAGTGAATACCCAGATGCAAATTCTGGTATCGATGAAATCATTGAAGCTACTACCTCAACTGAGATGAATGGCGATGAACCTGCTGTAAGTAGATTTTTAGTTAAATTCAACCAGTCTGAAATCTTAGACGTTATAAACAATAAAGCAACCGGATCAATCACAGCTTACTTCAAAGTATTTGTAGCTAAAATCGAAGGTCTAGGACAAGAAACAACTTTATTCTGTCACCCAGTATCCGGTTCATGGCAGAACGGCACAGGTAAATACTTAGATAGTCCACAAGTAACCAACGGGGTTAGTTGGAACTTTAGAACCTCTTCTGGATCAGGAGCATGGCAAACATCAAGCTTCACAACTACAGGAGCAACTGCTTCTTTCTCTGCATCAAATCCCGGAGGTGGTAATTGGTATACAAGCTCTGCATACGCAAAGAGTGCTTCCTACCAATACAGAAGTGACTTTGACATAAATCTAAATACAACTAACACAGTTATGGCCTGGTATAGTGGATCTATTCAAAACGATGGATTTATTATTAAACAAGCTGATTCTGCTGAATTTTCAACAGACACTACTAAGAGAGTGCAGTTTAAATATTTCTCAGTAGACACTAATACAATATACCCTCCTCAGCTAGAATTCAGATGGAATGATTACTACTATAACACCGGATCATCAACTCAAACAACTATTACAGATCCAGACGTAGTTGCAACTCTACCAAATAATACCGGTATATACTACCCAGAATCAATTCAAAGATTTAGAATCAATGCAAGACCGCAATTTCCACCTAGGTCTTTCGTAACAGGGTCATTTTACACCTTTAATTACTATCTACCTACTGCTTCTTATTGGTCAATCGTAGATTTAGATACAAATGAAGTTGCAATTGACTTCGATAGTACGTATACTAAAATTAGTGCTGACTCTAATAGTAATTACTTCGATGTGTATATGAATGGCTTAGAACCTGAAAGATACTATAAGATCTTATTAAAAACAGTTATTGACGGTGCAACTAGGGTATTGGATGAAAAGTATTACTTTAAAGTAATCAATGGATAATGAGTGAAAAAATCTCTCTTAGTAAAAATGTATATAGCAAAACACAGTTCGAAAAAACTGTTAATACCTCTTTCTCACAACTAGTCCCAACAGCACCTGAGAGCTCCGCTCCTAACATCCCCTCGGTAGATGAATTTTTCGCCTACTACAGGGAATTATTCTTCTCTATACCAAAAGAAGGGGAAACCAATAGCCACCAATATCTAGTAAACACGAGTGGGGAATATATAGGAAGCACGGGTACCAACCCGGAGGTAGAAGTCTTGTTGGAGGAAATAAACAATTTAAGATCCCAGATACTAACACAGCAAGAACTATTACAAACTCTTAGATCAACTCAAGATACCTTAGCAAGAACAACCTCATGATAAAAACTAAAGTATTTCAAATCAACCCAGTAACATTCGAAGATACTTCAATCTCAATCGAGGATGCTAGTTTAATAACGACTCAACAGCTCGACGAACAGTTTGATACTAATAACAACCGAGTTGAACTATACCTATACCTACCGCCTACTTTACTAGTAGGGAGTTACTATAATTACTCCGGGTGGAAAAGCTATCAAGACCCCTCATTGCCAAGTACCGGTAAACTACAAGATCTATATATTAATCCAGAAGTAGATGGTGAACTAGCAGGAGTTTCTAACGGAGATGTTTATGCGATTTATAATTTCGTAAACAACGAATTACAATCTTCAATAGACCAACCTTTTTATATCAGTAGTATATCAAGCAATAGAACAGAGGTTTTACTAAAGACTAATAATCTACCGAACCAAGTTCTTGCACAGCTACTTAACGATTTTATAGCTCAAAGAAACCAGCTACCCTACTTTGGTGAATTTTATTTAAATTTCGGAAACAACCAAGAGGTACTAGGAATTAATATTCAACTTGATACCACGGATCCAACAAGTTACGGAGTCTTAGTAAAATTATATGATCCTCTATCTAGTAATTATGATTTAAAATCTCAATGCTGGGTGCAGACGAGGGTTGCAGATCCAGTTGGTTACAGGGTAAACTATAACACAATTGTAGATATACCGGACAGCAGGATACAACTAAGACAGCCTAATTTTAATCTCCCAGTTTTTAATAAACTTGGAAACTCTACAAACTACCAGAACTTAACAAGTTTAAAAACCACATCAGTAACAGGATCTACAAATCAAGTAGATTCTTTATTAGCTGAAAAAGGAGTAGAAGTTAATATAGATTATTCCGATTACAGTAACTTTGTACATTTCTCCTCTGCTACCACTAGATTAGCTAACTTTTATTATAAAGCCGGGTTAATCGAAACCTACCAGAATGATATTAATAGTCTACTCTCAACACCAAGTACTATAGCAAGATCAGAGAGTATTGCGTCAAAACAGGGAGAAATTTCGAAATTAATAACTCAATTTGATGGGTATGACTACTACCTATATTACGAATCAAGCTCAACTGCTTGGCCAAAAACAAATATAACCCCACCATACTCCCTAGCAACTACAGGGAGTACCGCTGTACTAAACTGGGCAGGATTAAACAATAACGGAAGCTTTTCCGGTACCGGTCAATTTGCTACAGCATCCGTATACGATAGTGACAACCAAGACAACTTAGTAAATTCTATACCCGAGTACCTAGTAGAAGATCCTGAAAATACCTCTTATCAAGTTTTCTTAGAACTGGTAGGGCAACACTTTGATACTCTATACTCATACACTGATGCAATCTCAGATAAGTACAATGCAGATAATAGATTAGAATATGGTACTTCTAAAGATCTAATTGCAGACGTATTAAAGTCGTTCGGTATTAAGATTTATGAAAACAACTTCTCTACAAGTGATCTATACAGCGGACTTATAGGTTTAACACCATCCGGATCCACTTTACTACTACCAGATATATCTACTCTATTTCCCGTAACAGGATCAGGGTTAGAGTATATTACAACAATTGTTAGTGCTTCAAACGACTTAGTTAACTTAGATGATCTTAATAAATCAATCTATAAGAGACTGTACCACAACTTACCACTTCTTGTAAAGAAAAAAGGAACTCTTGCCGGTTTAGAATTGCTAAGAACAATTTACGGAATACCGGACACTATCCTCCGCATCCAGGAATTCGGAGGAAAAGATAAGGATGAGTTAACATGGGACCAATGGGAAAATACATACAATTACGCTTTTGACACAAAAGGTAGTAGTAGTATAAAGAGTAGGTGGCAAATTAATTCTGCATGGAGTGCTAGTATACAATACCCAGATGCAGTAACATTACGAATTAGACCGGGTACGTTACCGGTAAATGCTACCCAAATACCATACTCTCAAAGTATATGGAAAGGTGAAAGTATATCCGAAGATGCACATATTCTACTAACGTATACCGGACAAGGATATGTTTCAAGCTCCTACAGTGCATCAGTTGTAGATCCCAACTATCAGTATGCAAGATTAGATTTTGTACCTAATCACACCACACCTACAATCTCTGCATCAGTAACACTACCGTTTTTTAATGGAGACTGGTGGAGTATATCATTTGTAAATAACGGCGCAAATACACTTACTGTTAAAAATTCAAACAGTAACAAAATAGGATTCCAAGCTTCCTCCTCTGTAACAACTTCAAACAGTTGGGGAACTTATTTCAGTTCCAGCTTTGCTTCAGGAAGCTCTTTCGCAGGAACTACCTATAAGAACTTTACAGGATCTATTCAAGAGATTAGATACTACACTGTAGCATTAAACAACACAGCTTTTGATAATTTCGTAATGAACCCCAGTTCAATACAAGGAAATAATTTAAATCAAAGCCCTGATCAATTAATATTTAGAGCTGCACTAGGCGGTGAACTCTATACCGGTTCAACCTCAATCCATCCAAAAGTTTCCGGAGAATGGCAGACTACTGCCTCATTTGTAAATAATAGTAATTTTATAATTTCCGGCTCAGGAGAATTCGTACCTAATAAAGAAGTTTATTATTACAATCAAATTCCTACCGGTATTAAGAACGCTGTTACAAATAAAATACGTATTGAGAATACAACACCGTATCAAGCCGTACTATCAAATCAAATATCAATTCAACAAAATACCCCTATTAGTCAGAGTTATACTTCGAATGTAAACTACCTTGAAGTTGGATTCTCTCCTAGTAATGAAATAAACAATGATATTAACTCACAGCTAGGTTATTTTAATATTGGAGAATATATTGGAGATCCTAGATTTATCTCTGAATCAAACTATAGATACCCTGATCTAAGTACTCTAAGCACAGAATACTTTAAAAAATACACGCAGTCTTATAATCTAGAAGACTACTTTAGGTTAATTAAATTTTTTGATAATTCTTTATTTAAACTAATAAAGGACTTTATTCCTGCAAGAACAGGAGCAGCAACCGGTGCAATTGTCAAGCAGCATCTACTGGAAAGAAACAGACAGAGACCTGCTCAAGTAAGCTACACCCAGCCTGAATATACAGCCTCAGTTACCTCAGTAGCAAGAGACTATCAAACAGGGTCTATTGGGGTTTTCACAGGCGGACCTGGAGGATCAGTTAACGCATTAACAGTTACATCACAATCATGGTCCTCCTCCATATTAACCCCGGTAGGTTTAGTTGATCAGATTAATTCATCTCAATATGAATTCTTTAACGGAGCTTATTCTGGTTCATCGATTGATGTAATTAACAATAAGCTACAAGATAATCCTTTACTAGGGTCTACTTACCGAGTTAGCATTCCTGATTTGCAGAATTTAAACGTAAGCAGTAATTTAGCAGTTTCTGGATCTGGAGGAAATTTAACTCTACCAATTCCATTTAATATTCAAAATACAACAGTAAGTGCCTACAGCACTACCACATATCAATACACCCCCCTCTACTCCGTTCAATCAGATATACAAGTATATGTGACTGCATCAATAACTGGAAGCGGTGGCGGTGCTTTACAGACTCTATACTTAACAATTAGAGAAAATAGTAACATATTAGATTCTATTGAAGTAACTACAGTGCCAGGCGGATCCTTTACAGGTCAAATTAACCAAACTTTAACGATACCGAATGTATATATCAAAGCAGGTTCTACCTATACAGCGAATCTTGAAGAAGGCGGAGCAGGAGGATTCACTCCAATCACTGCATCTTTTAATTCTGCTACAACCTGGACAGTTAATGTAGACAATCTAGCTGCACAATCAACCTACTATCTAGATCCAACCGTCTACACACAGCAGAACTTCCCTGGGAATATAAATAACTTTTCAGACTACAACAGCTTACTAAACAACGTTTATTCAAATAGAGTATCAAGCAGATACTACGACGTCGACTATAATACAAATTTACTAAATCCTGTCAACTTCCAACCTATTATTAGCGAATCCGCTCTTTACGCTCAAGTTCAAGATTCAAATTATTCATCAGGAAGTATCTGGTCTAATGCAAGATATGAAGGATCTAAACTAGCTAGTAAGCTCTATAACAAGTATACCCCGGGAGATATCTCATACGGAAAAACAGCAGCTATCGATAACTATTGTAACTATATCGCACAATTTGACTGGATAGGCTCCTCTAACCCGGAATATCCAGGCGGTGGAAATATACACATTATCGGGCTAATACACATCGACGGAACAGTTATCGGATTAGATGGTAGCAATAGTAACTTAAATTTAGTTGAACAAATTTTCAGACAGGGAGATCTAGCAACAGCATATATCTCTTCTTACAGTAATAAAGAATCTATAGGTACATTAGAAGTTGAACTTGGTGGTGGTCTATATCAAACTATCTTAGCTAGATCTGGAAGTTATACAGGTACTGCAAATGTATTAGGTGTTGATTTTGAAACTAGCGGATTTACCTATGACCCCAAGTATGCCACAGGAAGCTCTACAAACAACACTATATTAAGAGAATATTCCTTAGGCACTAATGGATGGAATTACGCTCTCCTAACCGGTTCATCTACCTATGGAAAAGCACAATCTCTAAGTATAAGCAACCTTGGATCATATCTCCAGATTTATAATAAGATTACAGGAGAGTATTTAACTGCAGGCACCTCCGTCTTATACGAAGACACTCTACTACCTCTTCAAAACTTTGATTTTATTAGATTTGGATTAGTTGGTGGCAACGTGACTGCATCAATAGACTATTCTTCAACAAGTGCAGGGCTTGTTAGAATAATTTCAAGCAGTCTCGGAGGAAATCCATTAGCAACCTCCACTATTATAACATCCCCAGAGATACCTCTACTTCCTAGAACAGACATCTTAGGTGATAATAATAATCAAAATTTTAGAATTTATAGACGTTTACCAAACGAAACTTTTATATTAGTTAAAAAACAACCCCAATATGTAGGAGGAGGTCTTCTAATCCCTGCAAACTTCAACCCAAACTACAATCCGATAGATGTAGCACGTAAAGCTGGCATAACACTATAAAAGTTCATTAATTCATATATTTATAATAAATCATGGGATACTTAAATAATACTGCTGTCACAGTTGATGCAATCTTAACAAAGAAAGGGAGAGAGCTACTCGCCCGCGGTGACGGTTCTTTTAGAATTACTCAATTCGCATTATCAGACGACGAAATCGACTACACTCTGTATAATCCTCTTCAACCATCAGGTTCTGCTTTCTACGGAGAAGCAATCGAAAATATGCCCTTATTAGAAGCATTTCCAGATGAGACTCAAATTATGAAATACAAGCTCGTAACTCTCCCAAGAGGTACAGCAAGAATGCCTGTATTGGATATTGGATATTCACAAATCACTATTAAACAAGGTGCAGGATTAGCAATCACTCCTCAGACTTTAAACTACTTATCACAGACTGCCTTATTCGAATCATCCGGGTATACATTCACAATTTCCGATGTTAGATTATTTACAACCTTTAACGGTGTAGGAATCAACACTCCAGAAGTTCAAGCAGCAAATCAAACAACTACAATTGGTACTAACGTATCTAAGACTGTAATTGGAACCACATTGAACTTAAGTGCAACTACAGTAAACACCTTATTCGGAGGAAATACTTCATTATCTGCAACATTACAAGTAGTAGGTAGAGACTCAGGTGCAAGATTACAAATCCCAGTAACTGTCCTTAAAACAAACTAAAAGATAGACCATGTCATTTAAAAGATTAGATCCAGAAGATTTTCTCGTAAGTATAGATTCAGTAACAGCAACTGCTTGGTCTACAAATAGCCCGACGCTAACTACTTTCTTTACATCTTCTATAACCAGTACCAACGATAGCTACTATAAAAACGTATACCAGACAGCCTCTACTATATCAGGTTCTACAGTTCAATTCGCAATTGCTTACGGTAATAAAATAGGTTCAGGAAGTGCTAACTTCAACGATTTAGTACCCGGAGTAACACCAACAAGAACCGTATACGGTCAGTACCGCAACTTAATTTACGGAAGTGAAACTGCAGAGTTTATCTTCGGAACAGTAACCGGTTCTGATTTCTGGGCAATCAACATAGATAGAGCAAGATATAAAGAGCATTTACTAAAAGGCACTTTTAATATTACATTATCTGGTTCTGGAATCCAAACATTAAAACTTACCGACAATTCAGGAATGGTATCGACTGATACTTATTTAGACTGCGGTAGAGTATATCAAATTATTTCTGGTTCAAACGGTGTTGCTTTCTCAGGCACTGGATTCTCCCCTTCTTCAGGATCTTATGGATTATTCTTACCCGATATTGCAACTATCATTTTAAACCCACTAGCACTATCACAATCAATTAATTTAGAACCTTCTAGATCAAACGATTCTGACGGATTAAATATTCAAAGATTATTTACAGCAGTATCAGGAGCTGCATCCTTCAAACTTAATAGTGAAGAAACAGTAACATCAGATTACGTATTCGTTAGAGCTAGAAATGCTGAATTTAATTACTCAGAAAATCCATCCTTTATTTCAGGATCAACAGGGGATGTTATCTACAGTGTATTTATTAATTCTCCACAGACCTACATGACTACTGTTGGATTCTATAACGATACCAATGATCTACTTGCTGTAGCTAAATTATCAAAACCATTAACAAAAGACTTTACAAAAGAATCTTTAGTGAGAGTTAAGCTTGACTTCTAAAATGAATGACTGCGTTCAAACAATTATTAGCATCCGACATAATCGTATCACCTTTTGAGGTGAACAAAGCCTTCCGGTTTACCGGTGCGGCTGCTCTAACTGGATCTAATGTTGGTATTGATAGGTTTTTAGGACAGAACATTCAAGGATTATTTGATCTGAGTGAAAGTACTACCGGACAAGTTACTTCTGAGTATAAAAGGTTAATTTACAGTTCTATTAAAGAACTTTACTATTCAAACTATCAAAGCTCAAGTTACGGCGACCCCGTATCAGTACCCTACACTATTCTAGGAAACTCCCCAGAAGGAGACGTCTTAGTAGGTTCCACTAGTTCTGCTGGAAGATTTGAAAACTATTTAGAATCAACTTTAGCTTACGAAAGATACTTCCCTACATCCTCTAGTGCAGTAATTGGAGTTGTATCAATACCTTCAAAACTTTTTGGAGATAAAATTAAACCCGGCTCTTTTATTATTACTTCTAATTCTGGAAGTGTTACTGATGATGGTGATGGTAATCTAATTTTTTCTTTGGATGGGGAATACTGCGGTAATATTTTATACCAGCACGGAATAGCTATCTTAACTAAAGACAACCCTGTAGGAGGCTCTCTTTACGGATCTGGAACTTACGGAACAGCATCTTATGGTGGTGGAACAAATCCCTTTATTCAGAATTTAATACTATCCTCAAACGTAACCTGTTCATTCTCTAGTTCATATACAATATTTGAAACTCAGTACAAGTGTACGTTTGATCCTTCAGAATTTAACTTCTCATTGAACCCGTCTTTAATCTCCGGATCAGCAGAAGGAATAATCTATAATTTTGCAACAGGATCTTACTTTAATCCTTATGTTACTACAGTAGGGTTATACAATGAAGCTCAAGACTTAATTGCAGTCGGTAAGTTAGCAAAACCACTACCGAGCAATAACGTAACAGATACAACAATTTTAATTAATATAGACAGATAAAATTTATGCCTAATTGGTTTCACGAAAATAAAGAAGTTACAGAAGAATATCAATTTGACGAAAAAGCAGTCGGATTTGTTTATAGAATAACAAATATTGAGACTGGTAAGTTTTATATTGGTAGAAAAGTATTTACTAACACACTAACTAAAAAATTAACAAAGAAAGAAATTTCTGAACAGTCCGGTCCTGGAAGAAAGCCTACTAAAAAGAAAGTTAGTAAGGAATCTAATTGGAGGGAGTATTGGGGTTCATGTAAGCCTCTACTTGCTGAAGTTAAGGAGATTGGCGAAGATAAATTTAAAAGAGAGATTTTAAAGTTGTGTTTTTCTAAAAAACAATTAACTTATTATGAAATCGCTTATCAATGTAAATATGACGTACTTGAAACAAATTCATACAACGACAACATCATGTCCAGAATTTTCCGAAAAGACTTGCACTTACCCGATTAAAGTGTTATATTTAATTAATGGTCAATCATCTACTAGTAAGTCTAGTAAATAGTGTAATCGGAGCAGGTAAGCCGACATCGGGAGATAACTTCTCCTACAACTGTCCATTCTGCAATCATTACAAGCCAAAATTAGAGATTAACTTTAAAGAAAACGAGGAAGGCATACACCACTGGCATTGCTGGGTGTGTAATAAAAAAGGAAAAAAACTCGCTAGTCTTTTTAAAGCAGTATCTGCTCCTGATCATAAATTACAAGAATTAAAGAACTACGTTAAGATCTCCTTTCAAGAAGAGCATGGAGTTAAAGTAGAAGCTCTAGCTCTACCTAAAGAATATAAGCCTCTACATGATGCTAGCACTTCAGAAGTTACTGTACGTCAGGCATTACGCTACTTAAAGGAAAGAGGAATCAATTCAACAGACATTAAAAGGTATAATTTAGGTTACTGTGAATCTGGTCGTTATAAGGATATGATTATCAT